CTTCTTGTTGTAAACGCAGCGCCAGCAGTCTTTTTCATCTCATCTATGCTCTTTTTTAGGTCAAGAGGGTCGGGCGCTTTTATTAAGTTAACTGACACATTTTGAGCTTTTGCAAAGGCTTCTACAGCTTTAACAAACACATTTGTTGATTCACTAAATGAGTTTACAGCAGCTACCTGTGCTTCTATATTAAAAATTCTCTGTTTAAATAGTTTTTCTTGTGCAGTAATTTCTTTTACTTGATTAATCGCTGTTTGTTTAATAACAGCTTCTCTACGCTCTTCAATCTCTTTTTGTTTCTGTAGGTTTAATCCTTCATCGACAATAGCTGCTCGTCTAGAAGAGTCATTTAATCGTGCTATCTCTTCTTCTATTTTTTGTCTCTTTAATGCTCTTTCTTGTAATATTAGATTATTAGCTAATTCTTTATCAAAGGCAGTTTTTCTTTGCGCTAAAATCACTCTTGCATCAGCAGACTCTTGTTTAGCCACTCTCTCTTTTTCTTCAATTAGAGCCATTTGCAAATTACCTTCAAACACAATAAGTTTTCTGCGTTCTTCCATCATTTGTCTATCGCTAAACAAATTTGGAACTTCCTTCATTGAAGAAATACGATCTTGTTGACCGCTTATATTTCTACGTTGACTAGCAATTTCTCCAGCCGCTCCTGCCTTTGCTTGAATATTTGCAATTTCTCTAGCAATCTTTAATTGATTATTAGCCTCAGTTGTTATCTGTTGTTGTAAATCTGATATTTTTTTAATCTGACTTGTTTGCTCCTCAAATATTTTTAACTTAGCATCTTCTATGTTTTTATTAGCATCTGCTGTTTTTGCCATACTTTGTTGAATGACTTGTTGAGTTGCTAATTCTTGTTCTGTTTCTTTAACTTTTGCTTGCAAAGCTATTACTTTTGCCTTGCCCTGTTCAACTCTTAATATCTTTTCTTGAGCTTTAAGTTCTTTTTCAATCGCTTGCGCAGATTGAAATGATAAACCAACAATTGCTTTAAGTGCAGTTGCTTTATTTTTAATTTGCTGTAGGCTTAATGAGTCAGTTTTTCTGCTCTTTTCGGCTACTTCTCCAATTGCAATAGTCTTTTTTAAGAAATCTGCTTGATTAGCACCAGCTTCTTGGGCAGTTTTTGCAAAACCCTTACCACCTATTAAACCTTTTTGAAAAGCTGTGTCAATAGCTTTGATAGCTCCTCCAAAAGTGTCTCTCAATGCTTTACCCACAGTTTCAGCAGCTTTCAAACCTCTTACTGTTTCGCTTAAATCTTCTATCTGCTTAGTAAGTTTTAAAAGCTCTTTTCGTTGACCAGGATCAACAAAAGGTCTAGCTAATAATTTATCTCGCTCTGTTGAAGCACCGATTAATTTTTTAGATAATGTTTCAGATGATGCAGCCCCTGCCTCAAATGCCTCATTAGCAGACTTAAGCGTATTTCTAAATAGTATTAGCGAGATTATTCCTTTTTGTTGGCTTTTATCTAAATCAGCAAAACTCTTTTTAGAAAAGTCAGCACTGATTCCCAGCTCTTTAAAAAGCACACTTCCGTCACCAGCTACCTCGATACTTTTTGTTAACAGTTCAGCAGTTACAGCAGTGTTAAGACCAAGCTCTTTTGCAATCATCCCAACAGCACTTTGAGCATTTCCTAACTCGTCAAAGGCTGTAAGTTGTGCGCTCAATATAAGAACTAGCTCTTTGTTGTTCTCTCGTCTAGCATCAGCTAATGCTCGCTCAGTAATCGCAATACGTCTATTATTTTCTTCTAATGCTTTTAAGCCAGCAAGCTCAGACACATCGAAACTTCCTATTGTGGTGAACTTACCACTTTTTACCCGATCTGAAGATTTAATAATTTCATTAATGGTGTCGTTATATTTCTCTTTAAAGTCTGCTAATGCCTCTTCTCTATCTGTTTTTGACAAAACTCCAAATAGACTGTCTAAAGCTTTTTCTAGCTCTTTTGCGCCACCAGCTGCAAATACAAAAGCTCCATAAGCACCAGCTGCAAATGCTTTTGCTTCATCGCTTACTCCTCTAAAAACGTCTGCTAGTTTACCGAGAATGTCAAAGCCTAATGCTGAGGAAATAAGCTGAATAGCACTAAATACTGTTAAGAGTAGTCCAAGCGGTCCCATAATGGCTTTGGCTGCATTTCCAGCTGTAGTAATACCACTTGATAATTTTAGTGAGGCAGTGGTTGCAAGTTTTGCGGCAGCTCCTTGTTTTTTTAAAGCCTCACCGTATTTTGCTGTAACAATTTCTGCATTTTTAAGAGTCTTATTATCAAGTTTTTGAGATATCTCTTTGTTAGTAATTGCGGTATTAAGTCTATTTACAGCTTTTCTTTGCTCTGTAGCATCAGTAATCTGCCCTGAAGCTAATCCTCTAAGATCACTTTGAAGTTGGACATTGTCTTTTGTGTTACCTGTAGCAAATCGCCCAACACCCCCCTTAGCATTGAACTTGTCACTTTCCTTTATACTTTTTGTAATCTCACCTATACTTACTTTGGCCTGACTTGAAGTTTTTGCAAGTGTATTAGCAAAGACTTCAAAGTTTTTTACTGAGTTACCTACAAAACCCCCAATAAGTTGAAACGCCTTACCAAAAACAAGGGCTAACACTCCTCCAAATAAGAGCAATGCATTACCTAAATTTTTAGAGAAAAAGTCTGCAAGGGGGGTTAATACATTAGCTACCAGCTGACCAAACGTTTTAGCTAAGTCAGTTAGTGCTACTATTAATTGCTCTATTGATTTTTGTGATGACGGAACTGTGGTGTCAATTGAAGAGAATTTTCTTTGTCCTTCTTCAATAACAGCATTAACAAAGGCTTGACGTTTTTCAAATTTTGTTAAGGAGCTTGTAGCAACGTTTAGTTTAGCAGCATACGCTTCAACTGCTGGATCAATTCTTGTAAAGATACCAAGTTCGTCTAAAAGTTCTGGCTCTAACTTAGCCGCACCACGAGTAACCCTTGTAAAGGCATCTGTGAGTGTTCTACCTAATGCCCTGGATGCTTTCATTGAAACTTCAGTCAATCCCTCAATCTGCTTAGTATTAAAACCAGCAGACAAAGCTATATTTATACTTGATGATGCTTCAGCTAAACTTAACTGAGATTGTGTGATTTCTTGTACAGTTCTAATGATTTCAGAACCGTTTGCGCCTATCTCTAACGCTAGAGTTTTAGTACCTTGCACTATGGTTTCAGCCTGTGCAGCTCTTTGTAATGCAGCAAATGCTTGAGTGATAGCAAAAACGTTTGCAGCGGCACCAGCATAGGCAGCAACAAGACCACCTAAGCCCGAGGCTTGTGCAGAAAATTGACGGCCGGTTGACGCGGATGCTTGTCCTAATCTGGTTTGGGATCTACCAACCGCTTCGGTATCTTTCTCTACTTTCTTGGCACCAGTACTGGTAAACTTGGTATCAACAGTATTTTTAATTTTACCTGCCAATGTGCTTCCTATCTAGATTTGGATTTTGCTTTTGCTAAAGCATTTCTTTCTTTTGCTTTTTGAGCATAAAACTTGCTAGCTTCTACCTCTGCAACTTTTAGCAATTCAAAGACTTGTTTTTTGTTATCCATCTGATAAATATTCATAATATCCATCAAACCACTATAATCTTTTCCTAGCCATGAGCCGCTCATACCTTCCCAATTGTCTGGCAGTGCTTGAAAAAGCACTAAGGCGCATTGAGCATTGTAAGAAAGAGACTCTATCTCAATAGGTAAATCCTCTTCTTTTGGCTCCCAACCCATTTGTTCACACATGAGCAGATATTGTTCCGGGTTCATACCTCCGCTAAAAAATACATTGCGAAGGTATTCCGTTAGTTTTTTGCGTCAGTATCCGCTTTTGTCTTTGAAAAAGACTCAAAGTCATTCATGGCATCAGTAATAAACTGATCAAAAAGAGTTGAATTTTTAAGAAGCTCCAAAGCCTCTTCTTGAGTATATTCAATTTCTTCCTCTGGGTCAGCTGCACTAATGTCAGCAGGCATCAACATTGGAAGATTTTTGTATTTTAAACCTGTCCAGCCTTTGATAGCTTTTTCAGCATAAGCCTCTAAAAACCTATCATTGTCAACCTCTTCCTCGCGTTGACGTGTTCTTTTATTAAATTTAAACGTCAAAGATCTATTTCTAATTTTCATAAGATCTTCTCTATTTAGATAGACTAAATCAATCATAAAACCGTCAATCTCTGGAAATTCCAAAGTGGTTACAGTCTCTTTAGCCATTAAACCTTTTATTTTACTCATGTGTTTTTCCCCTCTCACATAAAAAAAGCGTTCATCGATATATCTGCTAGGTTGGGTGAGGGGACTCCCACATCGCAAATCGATGAACGCATCTGAAAACATATCTCCCCTCAAAGATAATTATTTAGGCTTTAGCAGCGAATATTGTTACTTCTCCGCCATCACCTCTTGTAGCAGTTGGTTCTTGTGCAACAAAACTAACACTCATTGAGATAACATCCTCAGTTGCTAATACTGGGAAGTCAAACTGAACAGCGTCCATTTGAAATGCTACATAAGGTACAGTTGTACCACCTATAATTAGGTTAGCATTTGAAGTTTGTGCTGAGTTAGTTCGTGAGTCTTGTGATATATTTCTTAAAAATCCAGCTGATTGTAAATCATCTGATCTTAAGTACATAGTTGCAGATCCAGATACAGCTCTTGTTCCAGTGAACTGACCAATTGGGTTATTCAGTGTAGCTAGCTCTTCTGGTGTTAAGTATGTAATATTGTTATTATAATCAAAGCTTAGTGCTGTCACTGGAAAAGTAAACTTCTCATCTGATCCACCAGCTGAAGCTTTATGATGAAACTCAATTGTGCTTAGTCTGTTTTTAATAAATGCGTTAGTTCCTATAGCAGTGGCAACATTCATAGATCCGTACGGATGGTATGATTGTGCGACACTTGCAGTATCCACAACAAAAACGTTTGAATTAGCTGCAGCTGCTGAGCCACTGTTAAGTGTTCCGCCAAAAACTGAGATAGCCTTATCTCTTGTGGCACCAGTTAGTTCTTTTAAGTCTGTTCCAAAACCTGCCCATGTAGTTGTAGCGATTTCTTCAATACCAGCATCAACAGTAGCTTGATTAACAGTAGCATTACCGACTTGGTAAATTACGTTATCTAGTTTAAAATAAATGTGGTTTTCTTGTGCGCTTGAAAAGTTAGATGTGATTGCAGCTTTACCTGCAGAAGTAGCAACAGTTGTAGTTTCAAGCACCGCTCCAGTTTTCCAACCTGATCTTAAGTCAGCTCCTGATGCGGGTTTTGTATTTGTTACCATTGACTGCCACAAAAACCAGTCAGCAATAGGCATAACATTACCTGTAGAACTTGATTTTGCGTTAGTACTAGTTATTCCAGTGTGAAGATCACATCCGGTAGGTCTTAAGTAAGTTTGGAAGTTCCAATCAACAGGGTTTATAGCTGTGTTAAATCTTTGCTGTGATCTATCAGGGCTTGTACCAGACTCTAACGATGTAATGTCTGTTGTAGCTGCTGAAGATGATAGAGCAAATCCTGCTAACACTTCTACTTTCCAAGTGTTATTATGAGTCATGGCAGTAGCCGCGGCTCCCCCAGCAAGGTCAATTGTTGAAAAGAACACCTCTGAATTTCTTTGTAAATTTAAAGCAGGCATATTTTTCTCCTTAGTCTTCTAGTCTATATTGTATTGTTAGTACGATTTCTGCTAAACCATATGGTTCAATCAATCCTTCATCAGCGGTAATATTATCTATTTGTATATCAAATATTCCCTTATCAGAATTGTCTCCAAAGTTGTAAATGACGTGTTCTATGTCTTGTATTAAATCATCAACTTTGGTTTGAGCATCGTCCTCTCCAAATACGTATGCTCTTATAGTAACGTCTAACGTTGCAACCGTCAAACTTTTAGTATTAAAATCTCGATTTTCGGTTCCTGCACTTAAATAAAGTGCTGGGAAGTCGTTAACTTCGTCTATAAACTTAATTTTTCTAAATACATTATTGAATAAGTTAGTATTATATGTATATGAACTATCGAAGCCTGACTGCGCTTTGTCAATCTCTTTAAGCTGTGCTACTAAAAAATCTATTATTTCAGTTCTTCTTGAAAGTGCCATTACGTACCTCTAACAATATTAAATTGTCTACTAAAATTATCCCTTACTATCTGTCTTAAAGTATTTGCAATAAACACATCAGGATTTCTAGGTGAATTTACAAAAGTTTTGTAAATAGGATCATAAAAAAATCTTACTAAGTTACTTCTATAATTAGGTATAGCTGTAACACTAGTTCTAAATCTACCAGTTCTCTCAGTTAAAATATTTGGAGATAGAGGAGGGCCTTTTTGTGGTCCCTTGGGCATTATTTGTGCTAGCCTTCTCTGTAAAATGGCAGTTAATTGTGCCGCTGAAATAAACTTTTGTTGTCTAGATTGATTTTTAGGTCCAGCACTTCTTTTTGTGATAATTCCCTGAAACATGAGCGCTGAGCCTTGTATATATTCTAATGCAACAGATAAATCCAAGCCTTTT